CTACTTCTCGACGATACACCTTTCCTTCCCAGACAGCACCAGCAAAGAAAGACTCTTGTGGTTGTTCTGGTTGAGAACCACCAACATTGAGGGTTCCATTGAAGTCACCGTTGATGGTGATGCTTTCGGATAAAAATTGTTTGAAGGATTTCATATCAGCAGTTCCAAGCTCTAAGGGACTTATTGATTCTAGAATCAGGATCGTTCGCAGTCTTACTACTAGTTAGTTTCTTTTTCATGCCTTTCATTCTTGCACAGAATGATGCACGACGAGGATTGCCAACTTTCTTAGAAGGTGCTTTGAGATCACTGCCAGGATTCTCACGTTCGTAGGACTTACGTCCTTTTTCGTTGAGACCGCCTTCCTTGTTCTTTCCTGCTGCACGAGTCCAAGCAGCACCTTCAGTTTGTAAAAACTGTTCTCCTGGTTTAACTTCACTAATAAAATATGAATTTACTCTACCACCAGGATATACTTTATCAATTTGATCTTGAACTTCTTTTCTACTTGGTTTTGATACTGTCGGGAAGAACATCTTGATCATGTAAACCTTTCCTCTCCAGGATAAAGTCACATTAATAATATTTCCAGTTTTAGCTGGGATTCTAATTGCTTCACTTACAGTTTCTGGGCAAAGATCCATTCCATGAATAGGACATTCTTTACCTTTTTTAGTGTGGGAACACTTTGGAGTCTCTTCCTTTACGCAACGATTATAGGTCTTACCGAAAAGTTTTTGTGTTCCTGCTTTCTTATATCCTTTCCAACACTTTTGTCCCGCCTCAGAAAGTTCCATTCTCCAATCAGAAAATTCTTCTTTTTTGGTACTATTGCCCCAATTAGAAGCACCTTTCTTACGACACTTAACTAATGCACCTGATGCATATGCACTAGGCCAAACTTTATAGCGAGATTTTACTTTATGATAGCAAGCATCCTTTTCTCCTGCTGCTTCATTAGTTACATAATCTGCCGCAGTGTCAATGTAATCTGCTGCTTTAGTAATTTTAGACTGAACCCAGGCTTGAAGATTTCCTTCTCCCTTCTTACCCATTTTCTTTTCTAACCTTTTTGCAGCATTTTTTACAGTCTTTATTTCAGACCGTGCCATGGAAAATTCGTGATCTTTTTTTGTTTCTTCAGTAGCCACGTTTTTTGCCTTTCCTCTACGATCTGGATTTGGGTCTTGTTTATTTTTGCGACGGAATGCTGCTTCTTCTTCATCTTTATCTAAATTACGTTTCATTTTACTTGAACCGCATTTTGGTTTGGTTGTTTGTCCTGGTTGCTTTGCACAGGGTTTTCCTGCATATTTGCCACCCAGCTGAACCCAACCAGGGGTGCCATCAGAAGCGCGACTCTTAGTAAACCAGTCACGCAAAGAACTATCACCACTTTTCGATTCATCAATAGATGCTCCATTTTCTTTACGAAGCATACCCTCAGGATCGACCATAAATCCTTTAGGAATAGGTCTGCATTCTTTATTTGTATAGCAGTAGTATTGCCCCTCAGGACATCTCCCGTTTTTCATTCAAGTGAAGCTTCTCTTTTTATTTAGCATTCATTGAATACTTGACCAACCTCAGATCCAATTTCAGATCCTACTTTCTGACCTAATAGTAATGCCCAACCACCAGCCAACCATCCAACGTAGGGGATACTAGAAAGGGCAGGAACAGCGACTCCAGCAGCAATTGCACTACCTGCCATCGCACCTTGTGACCGTGCTCCAGCGTCCGCCACGATGCACTCTATGTCTTTTGCAGACTTTCCCTCGCCGTCAACGGCACCTCCTAAGTTTCTAGAACCATCCATAGTAAATTGATCTCTACGATACTCTCTCCTGTTTTCGGTCCTAGGACCAAACCACCCGTTTTTATTTGTATCTAATTTTAAAGATCTTTCAGACTCTAAAATAGCAGGATCATTTGCTTTATACTCAATCTCATACCCATCTCTACCTGCTTTGATTTTATAAGAGGAGTATGGACCATGAGGAATGTTAATTACAGGTGGTTCATGTTTTCTGTTATTCACCACATATCCCAGAAGACCAATATGAGAAACACCTATAACAACACCTAATGCCAATAAAGCAATCTTCATTGGAGATGTTTTCTTAGTTGGTATTTTAGTTGTCATTTCACTGGGTGTGATTTGGTTTTTTCACCTTTTGCTCTTTTTTTCCTAGCATCACAATGTGCTTTCTGAGAAAAACCTTTTGGATTCGAGCAATCAATATCGCGCTTATATTTATTGCTCCACTCTTCCTGAAACTGTTTAAACGTTTTCATCTTTAGGCAACCCATTTTTTAACAATTTTGCCAAATCTGCAGTTGAACCAACAAATAACGCATTGTTTACAGTTGAAGGTCCTTTTACTGTTTTTTCTTCTTCCACTTCTTTTAACTTTTTTTGAAGTTCCATCAACTTATCTGTTGCATCAGCAACATTTTTAATTAACTGTCCAGCAACTTCATATGCTCTTGCCTGTTCAGTTTCCTGTGCAAGTTCTAAAATCCCATTAATTGCTTCTTGACCTTTTTCAATTAAAGAATATAAATTTCCTCTGGTATAATCATAATCTTTTTTAATATCATCAGAAGAAAGATTGGATTTTTCTGTTTTTGCTGGGATCGGTTTTGCGTCAACTTCAATAGGAACCATTTCTCCGCCATCCACATCAAATGTTTCATTTAATTTATCGAAGTTTTTTGTCATACTCATAACTTATCAAAAAAGACTGCCACTAAATCCAAAATCATCACCATCTTCCACAAGAGCATTATCTGCAGAGGTGATAGTAAATACTTCAGCACCTCTTAAATGATCAGTGATTGGTGTATTATCTTGACCTCTCAACACAGTAATTTTGTTATCACTTATAGTTTTAACAAATAGTTCTTCCTCTCCAATAGTAATATAAGTTTTGGGAGTTAAACCACTTGCATCTTCGAGTGTGATAGTTTTTGCTGTTTTTGTAATATCATCAACCAAAGTAGTGACGGCATCTCCAGTGTAGTTTTTAGTTGCTCTGGGTTCAACAGAATATGTAAGAGATCTTTGAGCGTTTTCGGGAGTTTGTCCTGCAATATAACTGACAGTAGCTTTTTTGATAATATCTTTGGAAGCAGAAGAAACGGGACCAAAGAGATATGTTTTTGCAGTAAATCTTAAAGTATACAGTAAAACTCTACGGGAAGTAAAATCTCCCTCGTAGTCATCTTGCATGGTAATATTTTCTAAAACAACTGGAACATCTCTTTTTTCTTTTATGGATTCTACTAACTCTACTGTTAAATTGTATGCTGGTTGAAAATATGGCAAAATTTGTTCGATAATTTGAAGCATATCATCGTTCAACTTAGTCATAATACTAAGTTCAAATTGCATATTATAGGGAACTGGAACGTATGTTTTTTTTACTTCGGAACCATCAGTTGGATCCTTTACAGAAAATTTTTGAGTTGTACTAATTTTTCTTGCGGGATCATATGTAAGTCCAATAAATTCAAATGACATTCTAGGCAAAGACATTGCCGTAGACTTATTGAGATCTGGTGATTGCTCTAATCTAGCAAGAAATTTTTGAGTAGGACCATATGCCAGAGGTACTTTTACAACAGTCTCCTCATTTTTGACGCTAATATCATTAAAGAGTGTACCAAAAGATATGATGGTCCTCCTTAAAATTTCGTTATAAAAATACTCAAACATTGTTTAGGTCCTATTATAATATTATTTGATAAGGTTAAATATTATTTATCTGTTATGGCATCCCGAATGGATTTTGCTCAGAGAAGTCAATAATTGCATCTGCCTCTGTTTCAAGGTCATAATTGTCAGCAAATCCATCATTAACAGGATTAATATCTATCTTTCTCAGACCAAACGATGCTCCAGATTCTGATCCAACAAGATTTTCTCCAACGACAAAACTACCAACAACATTAGAAACTTCGAGGGTATTAGTAATAGAATTCCACACTCTTATAACACCAGTAGCTCCACTGAGAGATCCTGTAACTATTTCGTTGTAAGTAAAGGATCCAGTTGATCCAGTGATTGGGTCAGAAATTACAATAGTTGGCTCTTGCGTATATCCAAGACCAGCATTGGTTAAATGTATTGCAGTGATTGTTCCTGCAGTACTTA